GTATTTGTGCTAGGGAATGAGATCCTCGTAGTTCGGCGAGCGTTGGTTCGCCGCCTTCTTCGTGCGAAGGACCGATGCCACCGCCTCTCGATAGGTGGCAGACGACCACCATCGTGAAGTTGAGTTCAACACAGAGCGTCTTGAGATCTTTGATGCAGCGATCAATAGCCCGCCGCTGATCAGTAGCAAGCGCAATACCATCAGCCAACAAAGAGAAGTGGTCAAGGACAACGACCTTGCATTGCTCACCCAACACATAGTGTTTAACGGTGGCAACAAAAGAGTCGAAGTCGTCGCTGCCGAACTTGTCCAGTAGGTACAGGTTGGGAGCGAACCGATTGAGTGCTGCCTTGATCTCCTCTGGGTTGCGCCGCTCCCGCATTTCAGCGGTGTCCAGGTGGAAGCCAGGGTTGTAGCCCAGCTCCTCACTGAGCATCCGCTCCAGGCTGGTCTCGCAGCTCTCCTCCAATCCGACGTAGGCCACCTTCACGTCCTGCTTGCACAGGTTGAGGGCGATGCTGCGGGTGAACAGGCTTTTGCCGATGCCTGTGCCACCGCTGACCATGATCAACTGACCGGGCTTCATGCCCTCGGTCATGGCGTTCCACCCTTCCCAGGGGTAGGGGAGACCGAAGCGATGCTCGGGCTTGAGGATCTTGTCGAGCAGGTCCGGAGCGTGAACGATGGCCTCGGGCCGCTGGCGCTTGGCGTTGTTGATGGCCTCCAGGATGGAGGCGTAGTCATCAGCCACCCATGCTTCATTGGCGTCCTTGTAGGGGAAGCCTCCTGCGACAGCAGCAGAAGGGCCAATGAGTGAGGCAAGGTCAGCAGCAGCTTTGCGACCAGGCTCGTCGGTGTCCATGAAGATGACCACCCGCTTGAAACCAAGGATCCAACTGAGTTGATCCGTGCATGATTTCTTGGCCGAGGCAGCACCGTCAGGAATAGAAGCAACAACAAACTTGGTGTTGGAGCGATGCTTGTGCAAACACTCATACACAGACATGGCATCAATCTCTCCCTCAGTGAGGATGAGGGTGCCATCGCTGCCCAGGTGCTGGCCGAACAGCTGGATCTTGAGACCCTTCTCCCGGCCAAGCCAGGCGAATTGCTTCTCCCCGTAGCGGATGTGCTGGGCAACGGTCAGTCCGTTCTCGTCGCGGTAGTTGGCGACCTGGGCAGCGCCGCCCTTGTAGCCGGCGAGGTCGTAGCCGTACAGACGGCAGGTACGACTGTTGATCTTGCGGTCAGCCAGGTGGCTGGCGCTGCCCGTGAGCAGTGACACCCTGGCTGTGATGCTGTCAGTGCGTGGAAGACTGCCGAGCAGTCGCTTTGCTGCTGGATTCATTCGTTGTGTCCAAGGTTCTCCTTGTTCTGTGTATCGCTGCTCGCAGACGAAGCAGTAAACAGAACCGTCTGAGCTGATTGATGCGCCGTCCGAGCTTTCGCATTCGGCGCCGGGGCATGGTACGTGGGTCTTAATCCATCCATCCATTGCTTGATGAAGTCAGGTGGGATTGGGATGGGACACCACGCAACGCCATGCTTGGTGCACCACTGTGCATACGTGGTCTTGCTCTGCTTGCTGAGCGTCATGAAAGGACGCTGCAGTGCCACAAAGATGGGTAGCCCAGGGTTGTTCATGATCACCGCCAAGAACTTGGTCCGCTCCGCCGGTGGCCACCACCCTTTGACTTCCACGTACACGTCACCCACCTTGAAGTCGGGCCGGTACTGGCGGTGGAGGACGTAGCCAAACTTTTCGGGTTCGTACTGCGGGGCATAGCCCTGCGCAAGCAGGGCCTCCTCCACCTGGGTCTCCAAGTTGGAGCGATGCTCTCGATCCTTCCGGCTGCGGATGCGCCGGTTGTACCGATCAAGCATTGCCGCTCAGCAGTGCCTCGATCTCGGCCTCTTCATTGGCCAGCACGAAGCTGCCGCCCTCGATCGGATCCAGCTTCTGCTCCGGTGCCACGCTCAGCTCACTGATCTGGAAGCCAACCAGCTGCAGGCTGACACCTTTGTTGGCGGGTGCGTCATACACATACATTTCATACACCGCTTTGCCCATGGTGCCGCCACCGATCATGTTGAGCTTGCCGGTGATGACATTGCCGAGGCTGTCGTAGATCACAGGCGGGGTGTTGCGGACGGTCTCACCCTCCCGGCCCTTGCGCTCCAGTCGGCGGGTGAATGTCCAGAGGAACTCGCCTTCCACCAGTTCCTTTTCGCCGGCCTCGTTCTTCTTCTCGGAAGGACGGAACGGCATCCTCAGTTTGCTGTTGTCAGCGGGGAACTTGCTGTTGTCGGCACGCTTGGCAGCGAGCACCTCTTCAATGGCGGCAAACAGGGGCTCACTGTCAGCTTCGCTGAGGACAACGGCAGCCAGCCACTCGGTCTTGCCGAAGTCAGTGGTGCGGGGTTCGATCAGTGCACCGTAGACAAAGCGCCCAACAGGGGTAATGCGCTTTTGACGTTGCAGTGCTTTCAGTTCAGACACAGTTAGGTAACAGTTAGTGGGGACAGTTGAGGGCTGGTCTTACATGCGGCTCAGCCTCCAGGAGCGCCGCAATGCCAGCTGCATCTAGGGTAACTGCATTGTTGAACTCAGTCAACAGTGCGTCAGCAAAAGAGGAAGGGGTTCTCGCCGATATCACCTCGGTCCAGCGTGCCAACCAGGGGTGGATTCGGGACTGGCTGATCCAGCTCCATCGCCACCATCCCCTGGTGCTGGGTCAGGTAGTCCACTGAATAGAAGCGGTGCCACTGGTCCATCAGTTCCTTGCGCATGGTTGCCACGTTCTCCAGCGTTGTACCGAAGCAGTCATGCACCACATTGATGGGGTGTTGGTACGTCTGCCAATGCGAAACAAACCGTTGCAAGAACGCAGCATCCTGGCTGTGGATGAAGTCAGGCACCAGCCGACCACGTACAGCACGGCGGTTGAATCCCTTGCCGCTGTACTCACGCATGTTGATCTTGATCGTGCGGCCTGACAAACGCAGCTCATACCGCTGCTTCTCTGTATCAGTGGCCCAGCATTCAATGGTCACACCATTGGGTGTCCGCCAATGCGGCCGCTGACACGCATCCATCTGCATTTCAGCAACACCACGCAGCCACTTGCTCAGTTCCTTCACGTTGGGCAGGGCCTCGTTGATCACGTCGTTGATCACGCTGGCCAGCACCCGAGCCAGGCCCATTACCGGCAGGCCCTGATCCGTGAGGAAGTCTTCGATCTCATCCCGCAGGTACAGGCTGATCGTCTCAGCCAGTGAGCGGTAGCTGCGCCCATAAATCACGGGCATCAGGCTCGCCTTCCACAGTGACCGCGGGATCTGGTGGGCACACCACCACTGCAGGCACTTGAGGTACCGCTCATCCTCATGGGGTTGCTTGGCCAGCCAGTCGAGACGGCCTTCAACCAGCCAGCCCAGGCCGGCATAGAGATCGGAGTAACGGTGGCCCGTCACGTTGGTGAAGCGGGCCAGCACCTCATCGCCGGTCAGTGCAGCGACGTGGCCCCAGCCAGAACAGGTCTGATCCAACCAGTGGATCGTGCCGCTGGTGTAGCCGGGGTTGTCCTGATAGCAGTGCCAATCCCTGGCCAGCTGCATGAACTTCCATGGATCCTTGGCTTTCTCGATGTAGGCCAGGTTGCCCAGGGGGTCACGACCACAACGGTCGATGACATCACGCATCCCCTTGAGGTAGTCGTGGCGCAGCTGCCAGTCAGCACCCAGGCCATAGGCGCCAGCGATTGACCAGGCGAACTGCTTCTCATGGCCCTTGATCGGGCTGCGCTGCTGGAACTGCAGCATCGAGCGCAGGTGGTCAGCGCTGGCCGGGTTGATCTGCGCACCCTTGGCGTACAGCCGGCCGCGGTGATCCATCGTCCACACCCAATACAACTGCTGTGCATCGGCGAGCTTTTCGCAGGCGATGCAGGCGTTGATGAAGCTGCTGCGGGCAGGGTTGCGGCGCTGGTCTGACTTCCACTTCCACACCGCTTTCCAGTAGGCGCTGGGGCCGAGGCCCTGGTCCCGATACCACCCATCCACGGGCTCATCGAGACGGTCACGGCGGGGCAGGCTGCCGATGCCATGGCCCAGGTTCCAGACGGCTTGGGTCAGGGCTAGCTGCTGGCCATCGAGCACGTGTGGCACCTGTTGCAGGGCGTTGATGCTGCCCAGCACGCAGGGCTGTGCCTGCCTCATCAGCTGAGGCCACTGCTCCCAGGCCACGGTGCTGACCGGGGTGACGTAGGTGAGGTAGCCGCCGTCGTCGTGCCCAGTCCAGGGCTTCGGTGGCACCAGCATCGGCAGGCGCACCGGGCGGAACAGCTTGGCGGCATCACGCCAGCGGGTCTGGAACTCCCAGAACAGGGTGGTGGGGCGGATGATCTTGCGCCGGCCCTTGGCTGTGGTCTGCATCCCGATCTCGATCAGGTGCGTGCTCTCGATGATGCACTCCAGGAAGAAGGCGCCAACAGCAGCACGCTCAAGGCGGGTGAGCGGGGTGTAGTGGATGGCCTTGTCAAAGCCTTTGTCACGGAGCCGCTTGAGAATCAGCTCCATGCCCAGGTCGTTGTTGGAGGCCAGCTTGAGGGCACGCAGGTGCTGGCTTCTGCCCCAGGCTGGATGGGTCAACCAGAGGACGTATTCAGCACGCTTGCCGATCATTGCGGCCACCTGATTGAAGGGCCGGTCCTCATTGGAGCTGGTTAACACATAGAGCAGGCTCTCAATAGCAACATGATCGACTGCAATGTCACTGTGCATGAGTGACCAGATGTGAGCACTCTTGCCTGGTCGTTTGCGGCCCAATGCCTGCAGTTCTTTGACCTTTTTCAGGTAGATCGCAGCGATGCGGTCAGCCAGGCAGTTGGCGGCACCCTTCTCCCAACCGGGTGCAAGTACACGATCTGCACCGACGTTGCGACACCAGTTTTCAAGGTCGATCTGGCGTTGACGCAGCTCTAAATCTGGTTCCTTGACTGCGTTTGATGGATGATCGAGCATTCTCAGGGATCTCAGTGAGGATCCCAGTGGTGGCCTGATGCTTGACTGCTGGCAATCTCAACGCGGATTATGAGTCCGCTGCATTCACCAGATTGCTAGGCCCCCGCTGGGTTTTCAAGGGGTTGGTTCCGTTTTGGTTCCGGAAAAACGGAACCAGTCTCATCCCCTAGACAGCGTTCAACATTCCATCAGCGACTCCAGGTTGATGGCTGAGCCGTGAACGTACCGCTGTGTCACGGCCAGTGATTTGTGGCCAGCCCATTGTGAGATAGCAGGAGCAGACCAGCCACGTTGCGCCAGCCTTGTTAAGCATGTGTGACGCAACGTATGGATGACCCATTCTTTGCGCACCTCAGGCCCCAGTCCCAGGCGATCGGCCGCGGCCTCTTTCGCCTCGCTGTAGTGCAGCAGATAGGTCTCGTAGCACATACCAAAGACCCGCTCACCACCAGCTGCACGCATGGCCTTGAGCAGGCCCTGCACCTCCCGTGGGATGGGCAGTGTGCGTGGCATACAGCCTTTCGTTTTTACGAAACTGATGCGTTTCCGATCAAGGTCAACGCGGTCCCATTGCAGGGCGATGGCCTCGCCAACACGGCAGCCCATGTGCCAGAGGAACAGAGTCAGCGCAATGGATTTGCGTTGCTCCGCCTTCTCCAGGGCATCGAGCAGCTCGCCGAACCACTCATCCGGCAACACCAGATCACGGGGCTCCGCTTCCTTGAGCAGCCGGCGCTCCGGGAACAACGGCATGGTGGCGATCATCCCGAGCCGCTGGGCACGCTTCAGCATCACGCTGAGGGCGCTCAGGTAGCGGTTGATCGTGCCGTTGGAGAGCCCCTGGCCGCGGAGCTGCACCACCAGATCATCGAGCACCGTGGCGGTGATCTGGGCAGGCGTGGTGGTCTTGCCCAGCAGCCGCACCAGGCGGCGACCGTTCTCTACCTGCGACTGATCCTTGCCAGCCCAGTCCAGGCCGATGCAGATGCGCAGCACATGGCCGATGGTGCCCTGCAGGGCTGATTGTTCAACGTGTACAACAGTTTCCCGCAGCTGAATCACTCCAGCCTTGGCCTCGGCCTCCCATTGAACGGCTTCCGCTTCAGTGTTGAATGAACGGCTAACCCTGCCATCGTCAAGATCAACGCAGGCAAACCACTTGCTGCGATCAGCTCTGTAACGAACCGCCATAAGTCAGAGTCTCCAAAAGTGATACAAACTGTTCGCCAGATGGTGTCAAGAACACTTGCAAGATGCGGTCATCCGCCTTGTTGCGTCTGGTTTCAACCAGCCCCAGACGGCCTGATTGGCCATCACGCCGGCCGCTCTCGCCCATCACGTCAACAGCGCGGGAGATCGCAGCCAGGGTGAGATCACACTCCGTTGCCAGCTCTGTCTGGGTGCGGCCGGGTTGCATGGCAACGCTGATCAGGAAGTCGATCTGCGAAGCCCTGATCTGGGGTGACGCCTGACGGCACAGCCGCATGGCATCACGCAGGGAAGACAGTTTGGACATTGCAAGGTTCACTCACCACAGCTACCCTACGGCAACTGTTGACGTTGTTGATTGACTGCGTTAAACAGCTTCCGTTTTACATCGACGATGATGCAAATGTGCAGCAGGATGCGGCACTCAAAACGGAACGCCTTGTGATCCGGTCCCATGGCATGGCCGATCACCGTGGGCATTTCCAGCAGCCGCCGGCGAGAGCTGCCGATGGCCAGGTAAACGTCAACGGGCAACCAGACTGGAATGCAAGGAAAACGCATGTTTTGGGGTGAAAAAGTCCGGGCTACCGGCATTGATACAGAGTGCTGCAATGGTTAAACCTAAAAAGACTCCAGCAATGTTAAGTCTCACGGTGGCTATCCTCTGGTGAATGTTTAATGGTTGTTGACGGTCTGGATGTGTCATCCGTTGTCAACCGTTTGGCGTCATAGCCCGGCACAAGGCCGCGGCCTTCCCATCTCCAACCAAGGCCCACCAAGGCCTCAACATGGTGGGCAATCAGGGTTTCCGTATCCATCAATCAACGGCAGTTGGTGTATGTGCTGCTGCCAAGTCTGTAGCTATCGCAGCTGTAGGTGCGGCCACCAAGCCCGCCAGTCTGAATGCGTGTGTAGGTGTTGTTGCCAAGCCTGTAGCTGTCGCTGTAAACAGGCCGGCCGCCAATGTTGCCACTGCCGTAGGTGTTGCCACCCAGCTGATACGTGCTGAATGTGTCAGCCATGGCTGGTGTTGTAGCGGCCACGATGGCCGCGGCGATCAGTGCTCGCATGGTCTCGGATACAAGGTGAACAGGGCAGCTGTAGAGGGCTGCTGAGGGGCCTGCCATGAGGCCCCAGAGCAGCCGTCAAGCGGTTTGGCCGGTCTGCAGTTCTGCCTGCATCACGTCTCGTTCAATCAGGGCAAGGGTGCCGTCTGTCCAGCGGTGCTCGATCGGATAGCCGTCAACACGGTGCAATTCTTGGCACCAGTAATCGGCGTGTTGATCAGCCCCGAGGGCATCCAACTGCCGGATGCCTGCCCTGATGGCCGCGGCCAGTTGCGGCGAGGGCTTGTGATCGAGCGGCCAGAGTGTAACCGTTGTGGGCTGAGGCAGCGTTGTGAGTTTGGGCATGGTTCTGATTTCAAGATTTACGGTTGATTGATCAAGCGTCTAGATACAGATAACCCTCATCGTCGGGATCATCTGCACAGTCGCAGGCCCAGACCCACAGCAGCCGTTCGCGGTTGTCGTTGTGGTTGGCGAGCTGTGCTGCATCCCAGCAGCCATAGCGATTCAGGTGTTCGCGGATCAGCCACGCCGGCCCGTCAAAGCCCAAACGCTTTGTCCAGTAGGCCACGGCCTCATCCCTTGAGCCACTGCCGCTGCAGTCAGCAATGCACTCGGCCGGCAACTGCCGGCATGATTCGCGGCCGCTGCAGTGGCTCATGCTGAACCAACCGCCCCATTGCTCGGTTGTTGTCGTGGTTGTCATGGTCTCGATTGCAAGGTGTCACGCTGGGGCCTCTGGAGAAGCCCCTAGAGAGCCCCGCAGGGCTCAGTAGGGGTATCGGTGCGGCAAGGGTCAAACGGCGGCAACAGAAGGCCACCGGCAGGCCTCAGAGGTTGCGGAACACGTAGACCGAGCCATCGAACTCGATCGTGTTGTAGTACTGCAGGGCAGAGTCCCAAGTGGCTTCGTAGTCGATCACCAGCCAGCTGTACATGCCGGCATCGTTGGTGAAATCACTCTCCAACAGGTACTCAGTGATGAACTCACGCTGCCAGTTCCACTGATCATCGCAGCGATAGCAGAAGGCATCCTCAAAGGCCTCTGCAGTCTCAATCCCGAGATCCTGCACCTCAGACAGGAAATCCATGATCTCGCTGTGGCTCCACTTCTCACCCTCTGCCTCATGGATAGCGTCGTACAGCCCCTGAGCGTCCTCGCTCAGTGCTTCGTAGTCTTCATCCTCATCCCGGCTCACAACAGGGTTAATGCCCTTGGCAGCCAGCAGGGCCTCATAGAAGTCCACAAAAGCCAGCTTGCCGCCATCCCGGAAATAGCCGGCCGCGGCAACCATGGTTGATTTGGGAGCATCGGCAAAATCACGGGCCAGGGTGATCAGGCCGTTGCCGGTAACACGGTGGGTCATGGTCTCAAATGCAAGGTTTCACGTTGGGAGCCTCTGAGGCTCCTAGAGAGGCCCGCAGGCCTCAGTAGGAGCTTCCGGGCTCAGCGGCCGCTGCTGCGTTGGTGTTGCACGGTGTAGATGCACTGCAGCGCTTCCCACGCGTCCCGTGATTTCGTTTGTTTCCAGTTGAGTTGCAGCGCTCGGGCAAAGCGAGCCAGTTCCTCATCGCTGCGCTGGGCAGCCCAGCGGTCTGTGTCGCGCTGCAGGGCTGCCCAGTATTCCGGTGTGCGGTTGGCCATGGTCTGTGGTTGCAAGGTGTGCCTCATCAGCCATCGCTGGCTGTCCCTGCATTGTCACCACACCCCTTGACGCCTGTCAACACCCCTAGCCGTTCAACAGCAGCCTCACCCTGTATCACCACGTACACCAACAGCTGCAGCCCCATTGCCCCCACTGCATCCTCATCCCCAAAATCCGCTTGGTTCCGTTCCGTGAAAAACCGTGAACCATCCCCCAGCTGCCCCACCGTTGCCTCATCCCTCACTGCCGCCTCATCACCTCAGGCTGCCTCCGGCAGCTTTCAACACACAGTCATTCAACACATAACCACATCTAGTTACTTAATGGCTGCCGTATCACTGCCTTCAGTAACCGTGGCTGTCGCATACAGGCAACGGCTGCGCAGCAGACGGCGCAGTTCAACCACTACTCAACAGTTGAGTGGTTCTATTTGATTAAAAGGCTGTTTGGCTGTTCATACATTCACGCAGGGGTGAGGCGTAGCCGAACCCTGTTGCTCATCCTGTGCATACATAGCAACCATAACGGCAACTGTAACCACTACCTAACGGCTGCCTTTACGGTTACTGTTTTAACAGCCTTTAATCATAAGAAGCTACCTAACAGTAACCAACGACAACCACGGTTACCTCGCTCGCTCTCGCTCGCTTGCTCAACACTGCGTCGTCACGCAGTGTGGAACAGCCAAACAGCCTTTAATCAATCGATGCTACCTCACTGTCACCGTACGGATGCAGTTAGGTAGACGTATCGCTGCAGCTGTGGGTCGGTGTCGTGTTAATGACACATAAGGCAGGCAATGTAGCTAGGTGATAGTCATAATGTAGCGGTGACAGTTAATAGGAGGAACCAAGCCGGATTGTGTATCCGGTGGAAAGGCAGTCGTGGACTGCGTGGTTCCGATGTCCCTGTACCCGGTGGTAGCCGCACCCCTATGGGGGAATGTCCGCGAGTGACCGTGTAGGTGTATGCGCTTAGGAATTAGGAGCGGGCTACGGGGAGGATATGGGTGTCGGCGTGGTGGGTAGCTGTGAGGGCTACAGGTAAGGGGGGGGTTGGTTAAAGCGTAATTGGGGTGTCAAGTCTTGACTGGTGGTGATAGTATCGGGGGGAGACAGTGCTGGATGAGAGGGGGATGGGCACGAGGTTGCATGTGAATGCAGTGTTCAGGGGAGAGTGGGAGGAGAAGGTGGCTGGCTGGAGTGAGGAGCAGTGTCGAGAGTTTTTGAGGAGGATGAGGGGATATCCGGAGGAGGCGTGGACGGTGAAGGTGAGGTGGGTGTATGGGCTGGTGAAGAGGAGGGAGGCGAGGGCAAGGGAGCAGGAGGGAGTGAGGACGTACTGGGAGGACAGGGTGAGGGAGGAGGGGATGGAGGCAGTGAAGGAGGAGAGGGGGAGGCAGCAGTGGGAGAAGCCGAGGTGGGCGGAGGAGAGGGCGGAGAGGGAGAGGGAGTGGAGGCGGATGAGTGCGGAGGAGATGGAGAGGATGGGGAGGAGCTGGAGTAAACCGAGGCTGTAGCGAGCTTGACAACGGTGTATGATTGACACGTTGAGACGTGCATCTTGCAATGACAATCCGAATCAATGGTGTGGTGGTTCCCGAGGCGCCGGCCCGTGGCACTGATCGGCGGCCTGGGCATGGGACGGAAGCGAAGTGGCAGGAGGAGTGGAAGCCGGTGGTGAACAGCGGGAAGCGGAAGCCGGGTTGGAAGGACTGGGCGGTGCTGGCTGGCCAGGTGGCATTCGGCGCAGCTGGTCACGCCATTGGCGGCCTAGCGATGGTGGCCAGCCCAGCTGGCGGCGTGCTGCTGGCTGGCACGGTGAAGGAGGCCAACCGCAAGCGTTGAACTGGACTGAGCTGTTGGCCAAGGCGGGCATCCCGGAGCCACCTGGGCGGCCGGAGCTACTGGCGCAGATCAGGGAGGAGAAGCTGTGTCAACCTGTTGACAACGTTCAACCAAAGAAGCGGGGTAGACGGAAGAAGTGACACAGCCCCTAGCCCTGCCGCAGTTCATCACGCTGTTGATGCGTGAGCTGAACATGGCGGATACACCAACGCCAGTACAGCTGCAGATCAGTGATTACCTGGAGAACGGCCCGAAGCGCCGGGTGATCGCGGCGTTCCGTGGTTGCGGCAAGAGCACGCTCAGTGCGATGTACCTGCTGTGGAAGCTGTACCACGACCCGGATGAGAAGTGCCTGATCATCTCGGCATCGATGTCTCGGTCAGAGGCCATGACGGCCTGGATGCTGCAGACCATTAGCCGGGTGCCATGGCTCATGCACATGGAGCCGGATAGTCATGACGGTCGGTACAGCCGCATCAACTTTGACGTTGGCACCTGCCGTCACATCGAGCAGAGCCCGAGTGTCCGCGCTGCGGGAATCACCGGCCAGATCACGGGCAGCCGGGCCAGCACGATCCTGGTTGACGACTGCGAGACACCGCAGACCTGCCTGACGCAGGTGCAGCGGGAGAAGCTGCGCAACTCGTTGAATGAGCTGGAAGCGATCTTGAAGCCGGGTGATGGACCGGAGATCGTCTACCTGGGCACGCCGCATAGCAGCACGGACTCGATCTACTTCGCGTTGCAGCGTGATCTCCACTACGACATGCGCATGTGGCCGGCCCGTGTCCCGGCTGACACCACGCCGTACAAGGGTGCGCTGGCACCGTTGATTGATCGTCGTGTTGGTGCGGCCAACGGCCGGCCGACGGACACCCGCTTCAGTGACGAGGAACTGCGGCAGCGGGAGCTGTCGATGTCGCCGATGCAGTGGCGGCTGCAGTTCCTGCTGGATGCCACCCTCAGCGACATCGAGCGCTACCCCCTGCGCTGTGGCGACCTGATGGTGATGACCATCGACGGTCACCTGCCGGAGGTGTTGACCTACGAGCGGGCCAAGTACCTGGCTCTCGATGACCTGCCCTGCGTTGGCATGGCCCATGACCCCCGCTTCTACCGCCCTGCTCAGGTGGAAGGCACAGTCCCGGTCACGGACGTACCCACCGTGATGGCCCTCGATCCAGCCGGCGGTGGTAGCGACGAGTTTGCCTGGGCGATCGTCAAGGCCTGGGCCGGCAACTACTTCCTGGTTGAATCCGGAGGCCAGCTGGGTGGTGTCAGCGAAACACTGTGGGAGCGGCTGGCCAGCCTGGCCAAACGCCACCACGTCAACGAGATCCTGGTTGAGACCAACTTTGGTGGGCTGGAGGTCTACTCCCAGCTGCTCAAGCCCTACCTGGTCAAGGCCGGCGCTGCCTGCCGCATCGAACCCATCCGCTCCAACCAGCGGAAGGAACTGCGCATCATCGACACCCTGGCGCCAGTCCTGCAGACGCACCGCATGGTCGTCGATCGCCGCGTCGTTGAAGCCGACGCTGAACTGCTGAAGGCCGCGGCCGAGGAACGGGATTCCAGCTACAGCCTCTTCTACCAGCTGACACGGTTGACCCATGACCGTGGCTCCCTGCTGCACGACGACCGTCTGGATGCGTGGGCCATGGCCGTGCAGTATTTCCAGGAGCAGGCGGCCCAGGATCAGATGGTCCGCCGTGATGCCCGCCAGGTGGAAATGCTGGAGGCGATGGTGGCGGACTGGCGGGGGCACGTGTTGATGACAGCCGACCGGATGGCGATGGGGATGTCCCTGGAGCAGGCCAGGGCAGCCGAGGCCGGCAGTGGGGCCAGCTGGATTTAGATGCCCCGAATGGTGTCTCGCCGGATCTCCAGCGTGTCCAGCGTCCGCTCTCGCAGCTGTCGCTGTCGCCGAGCATTCCACTCGTACAACAGGTCGTTACCCAGCTGGGGGAAGCGGCTGTTGATCCCAGGCGGCAATGCTCCCTCCTCCAGCTTTGACCGTCCGTCAGCCTTGCTATCGAGATAGTCAAACACCAATGACTTGACGGCCTGGCGTTCCTTTGATGTTAAAAACAACGAGGCATCAGTACCGCGCTGCACTTGCTGTTCTTGGCCAAGCCACTGCTTGAACTCGCCGCCGGTCTTGCTCCACATCGGGTCGTTTTGGTTGGCTGCGTTGAAGGCTTGCCGTTTTCTCAGGTCAGCTGTGTTGCCAAGCTCCTGCAACCACTTGAAGCCTGCGTTCTCGTTCGGCGCTGATGGCTTGGATCTTGGGTTGGGGTTCGTGTTGTTGAGGCGTTGCTTGCTTTCGGCTGCCAGTGGATTCCAGCTGTCGATCGTCTGCTGGTTGCGTTGGTTCCGCTGAATCGTCAGGTCGTGCAGGGCAGGGTTGACCCGCAAGTTCCTCGGCGCTCCGTAGGGAGTGTCCTGTCCACGGGCGGCTGGTGACATTGGCCTGCCTGCCTGTTGCGCCATGCGGCCCAGTGGCAGAGGTTGCAGGCCGGCTTGGTCGCCCATGTCCTGCTCCAGCTTTGATGTGCTGAAGACCTGGGGCGCCACCGGCTCAAGCGGCGTCGGTTCCTCCTGGTCAACGAAGCGAAGCATCAGAACGTCCAGCTGCTGATGTTGGTCTTGGTCACGGTGCGGTAGGTCGGGCTGCCCAGGTGCCACGGTGCAGTCGGCAGCTGGAAGCTGGTGTACACCCGGCCACCGGGGCCGATCAGTTGCAGCGGGAAGGTGAGTGGTGCAGCCGCGGCCGAGGTGGCAGCTGGTGCAGCGGAAGTGTCAGGCATGATCAATCAGGTGTAAGTGACATCAGCTTTTCCAATTCTTCTGCTGTTGGCATCGCCGCCCTGATGTCCTGCAACGGGACGGATGCTTCAACAGTGCTGGTGATGTTGTTGTCTTTCAGGAACTTGAGTGCTCTGTCAACAGCGGCTAGTCGTTCGCGTGGATCATCTGATCGCAACTGTTGCATCAGCTCATAACCAACCATCCCATGCAGTTGAGCCAGTAGGTCTTCCGAAGCTCGGGACACAGCAGTACCCTTGGTGTACTTGACTGCATTCAAGCGCAGAGCGGGCAGTAATTCATGACCTACAGCCGGCCTGGTACCAGCACCGTCAATGCGCTGTTCCTGCCGGCAAAGCCCGCTGCAATGCCTGGCGTTGATCGCCGGGTGGTCAATGTCGGTGACAACGGCCGCTTCCTCGACTTCAGCAGCCCTGGTCAAGCCGGCAAGAACGCTGGCCAGGGCCTGGCTGAGATCAGCAACTTCCTCAGCAAAGCCGTTGAAGCTGGCGCCCCCGTCTACAAGGCGTATCTCCAGGATCAGGGGAACAAGCAGGCCGGCGAGTTCCTCAAGAATGTCGATGTTGCCCAGCTGTACCGCAGCGCCGACAACGACCAGCGCAACCTGCTCAAAGACCTGAATCCGTTTGCGCAGGATCTGGTCAATGACGCCGCGGCCAGGTCGTCAGCGCGGACGTACACGGAGGTGCTGGCAGCTGAGCGTGTCAAGAACACGACCCTCAGCAACCCCTATGCCTCCGAGGCTGATCGTGCCAAGGCCGAAGCCGACGTTCGCGCGAAGGCGCTGGACGCCAGCGGGATCAAGAACATCCCGGCCGGTGCGCTGGCGCCGTATGTCGGCAGCATTTCTGAGGCCGAAGGCAGCCTGAAGGGCGACAGCTATAAGGCACAGCTGCAGACAAAGAGCAATGACTATGACCTGCAGATTGAGAAGGGCCTCGGTACAACGCTGAAGACAATCGACGAGCAGCGCATTGGTGTCTTCTCCGCTACGGATGAAGCAACACGCAATCAGTCAGCTGAGCAATACATCACTTACCGCGACGGTGCCCTGAAGGGCATCCAGTCCCACCACGATCAACTCGTCAGCGGTGGTGTCTACACGTCGAAGCAGTACGCCGAGCGCTGGGCCGCGGCCTTCTCCACCCGGTTCAACGAGTTGATGGCGTCTGACGATTTGCCTGGCGCCATGCGCTTGATCGGCACGGTTCAGGGCTTGGCGCAGTCCGGCGAGATCAAGACGCCGGGTGGCGTCAGTCTTTGGGACATCAAGCTCGGTGATGGTGAGAAGAGCATCCGCACCATGGCCGATGGTCTTGGTGCTCAGTTGAAGCCGAAGTTTGAGGAGTGGCAGCGGGAGCAGCTGATCAAGCAGTTCGGCCCTGACATGGTGGCCGCGGCCCAGGGTGATGACGGTGCTCGGGGCCGAGTGGAGGCAATGCTGCCGCTGCTGGCCAACGATCCCCAGGCCCTGAGTCAGGTGGTGGGCCAGCTGGGCCAGATGCAGTCGTTCGCACGAACACCGACTGAAGCGCAGCTGCAGCAGCAGATGCTGCTGGAGGACAGGCTGAACGATCCGAATCGAGATCGAGCGGCCTTCTCTCAGCAGATCCGGGCGGCAAATCTGACGACTGAGCAGAAGATCAGCCTGATGAACCGGAACAATCAGCCGCAAGATCCGACGCTCACCCTGGTCGGTCAGGGGATGGAGCACATCAAGCCGGAGCTGACGCAGACGGCGATGGACATTGCCCGCGCTCGGAAGGCCGGTGGTGACACCAGAGATATTGAGGACATTGCTAGGGAGCAGTACCAGAACCTGTCGATCAATGCGACCAAGGCCACAGAGAAGCGGATCAAGGATTTGATCGCTGCTGGCGAGACGGTGACGCCGATGCGTGCAGCCGAGATCGCTCGGAACGAGGGCGAGGCCTTGCGCAACAGTCGGCTGAAGGACGCCAAGAAAGATCCGACCGAGGGCCTTTCCTGGGATCAGAAGGTCATGGGTGAGGTCAACTACGTCCAGGAACAGCTGCGTCAGACGGGTGGTGTTGGCACGATCCGCGTGTTCCCGCAGTCGGTGTTGGATGGCGCCAGGGCAGCAGGCGTGCCACTCGACTACCGCAATGTGCAGCGGTACTTCCTGAACCGCATCAGCACGATCAGGGATCCGCAGGGCAAGCCGGCCTTCCCGGATCCGCAGAAGATGTACCGCCAGATGGTGGATCAGGCCAAGCCGAAGCCGACTAGCTCGACTGGTCGGTACGGGCAGCAGATGTCAAATGCTGCTGAATCGAATCCCCTGGTACAGGGACTCGGCGCTCTGAAGGACATGGGTGAAGGCGCGGCTCGTTGGCTGATTCAGCAGTTGCCTCAGACGCAGAGCAAGCCGCAGCCGCAGTCACCTGCCAAGCCGCAGGAAACCTCGGCCAAGCCGAAGGAATCGCCAGCCCAGCAGGTGCTGATGGCTGGTCTCAACACATTGATGAATGTTGTTGCGCCGCCAGCTGCAGCATCCGAAATGCCTCGGGGGGCTGCTGCCACAAGAGCTGCAACGCAGCCTGGCGAGGAAATGTTGTATGCCAACAACATCCAGGCAATGGCGCGCCTCTGGAGTGGGCAGGCCCCTATGGATGGCCGCACACCAGCGTTGCCGCAGGTGTCAGCAGCAGCTGCAGCTGAGCCGGTTGGCCTGGCAATCAACAATGTGATGCACCCGTTCTTGGTTGCAATCGGCATTGCAGAAGGCACGCGTACACCATCCGGTGGATACACCCGTGCGTACTACGGGCACACTGATCCAGGCAATGGTGCGCGCAATGTCGGCACCGTAAGCGCTCAAAACGCTGGCAA